GTGGTTGTTGGAATAAGTGCGGTTGCCCAAGGTAAATCCGCATCTGGCAATTCTGCTTTGGAAAATGGATGATATCCTAAAATTCTTACTTTTCTGCGATATGACCAAGATTCACTATCCTTTGATGGTGATAATTGATCACCCTGAACTGCGGCGGGAGCAATCTGTCCAACCCACCAACGAAATCCATCTTTTCCTACAAAATTACTCTTTAGTAACGATTCATCTATCATTTATTTTACCCCAAAAGTATCTCTTACTAATTTCATAGACGTAAACGATCTTTTTGCCTCAAAATGATGACATAACTCTTTTATCATATATAGTCCACTCTGCTCTCTATCCAACTCAGCAGAATCTTCTCTTGAAACCTTTGGAAACTCACATTTTATAATATCACCAGCTTTCAAGTCAGTATTACATGGAACTATCATGCTCAAACTTTGAGTGGTAAGCATATTATATCTTCTATAATTTTGTCCTTGATATTTTTCTGCTGCATAATTTGTTTCCTTTGAAACTTCAGTGCTCGCACCGACATCAACTATTTGAGATATTATTCTTGTAGGAACTTGATCTAAAGATTGACTTGAGTCTTCTGAAATTAAGGGAAATTCAAGTTCCTTACCCAAATTATTATCCTCTTTCAACCCATATTCCAATTTACTTTGTTTAAACTCATGAGTTAATGGATTAAATGATAATCTAACAGTTGAATACGTTCCTAATCTTAGTTTTTCAACTAATTGCTGGTTTTTATCAACAGTATATGATAATATATTAAAATCATTATTTCTTGAATTTGAACTCTCATTTACATCAGTATAGACATATGTTGCCTTTGATTTCTTTTTTATCAAAGAATCAATAGATGCGAATTGAAAACCATCTTGTGTTTGAAAAAATAAAAACCCTGCACTGGAATCACCAGACTCAACTGGAATTGATTTTGATGCCAACCATATTAACGTGCTAAATGGTTTTTTCAAATTACCTACAAAATTATATGGAAATAAAGTCTCCTCTACTGAAATACGGGAAGGATCAATTTTCAAAACATTAAGAAGTATTTTTTCAACAGTATCACTTATTGTTCCAGTATATCTTTTCATAACTCTTGTTGTCTCATTGGTTATTGCCTCTCTTGATACAAGATTTAGTAAAAAACTCTCTCTTTGAGTCTCTTGAATTACTTGTGTGATACCAGATACATACAGATATTTGGAAGGATCTGATGAAAAATTGATTCCTTCTTTTTCTTTATTATCATACTTTTTACCCTGATCTAATATTTTCATGACGAGTCTTTCACCACCTCTTAAGGGGAGACCATTGTAAATTGACTGCTTCGGACCATCTGTTTTATTTGGATCTTGACTATCTTTAGGTGATATTGTGTCACCAGTATTAATTACTCTGATTTTTGCACTAATAGTTGGTGAGAGAATATCCTCATAATAATCAATTGACACGATGCCTGGTCTTAAATCTACAGTTCGTTTCTGATCGTTTGATTCGAGAGTTAACTCTTCGAAGATTGCTGCTTCTGATGCTGACATTATGCTAATTGTAGAAGAATTTGTTCTTTGACACTCGTGTCTGAGTTATCAACAACTGGATTGAATGTTTTATGTTTCTGTGGTGAAGGATTCATCATCTGTTGTTGTTTATTATCCATGATGACGACTATATCTTTAGATTTTCTCTCTGGAGTAATTGTTTTTGTTGATACTTTCTTTTGACTTAAAATAAAGGCATCTTTAGATTTTTGTAACTCTTCTTTGTAACCCTCATCACCAGATTTGAATGTTTTTCCATCTAGTGTTTCAATAGTAATATTGCTACTATCTTTTTTTAAACTTTTAACTTGTTTAACTTTTTTGTCAAACTCAACAATTTCTTCATTTTTACTATCAATGTTTAAATTATTTCCTGTTGATACTTTTTCTTTTTGAATATTAACATTATTTTCACTAGAAGACTCCACTTTTTCACCATCTATACTAACTTCTTCAAGATTGCTACCATTTTCTGATCCTACAATATCAATTCCTGTACCTGCTCTCTCAACAGTTGACATGGTTTTGTTCCAATTTTCATTTACTTTCCCTAATTCTTTTTGTATCTCACTAAAACTTGATGACATTTCTTTATCATCAAATTCTCCTTTCTCTATACCTTCAATCGATAAATCTTTTTTCGGTTTCTTTTTCGATAAACCAAAAAATGATTTAACACCACCTAAAAGGTTATCTTTTATATTACCAAATGCATCTTTAATACCATTAAATGCCTTTTTTACGAGTTCTCCAACATCAGAAATTTTTAAATTTGAAATGACATCAAATGCTTTACCTATAACTTTTCCGATAGTTTGAAAGAATCCAACTATGCCACCAAAAAAGTTTTTAAACCCATTGACAATATTTTTAATCGTATCGACTACTTTTTTGACAAAATCAATAATTTGAGGTAGTTTATTCGTTATCCATCCAATAAGAATCAATCCTAAAAATTCCATCAACTTATCAAACATGCTTGAGGACTTTCTTGTTTGTTTAATATCTGGTTGCTCTTTCGGTTTTTTTTGTTGTTCTAGTTTATTTTCCTCCTCCTGTCTTTTCTTTTTCTCTTTTTTATACTTTTGAAATCTTAAATATCTATCGAAAACTTTATCTTTTATTTTTTTACGTTTCATCGTTGATTTTCGAAGAGTCAATGTGCTTTTCTGCACCCCTTTAAGAAGAGATCCAGATGTTTTTGCCATTGATTTTCCTATTTTAAGAAGAGTTCCTGTTATTGCCATATTACATCACCATATTGTATTGTATTTGTGAGTATGACAAATAGAGATTATCTCTATTAGATGACAAAATATTTGGAACTTTTGTTGTTGAATCACTAGTAACTTGAGGTGGTTTTTGTTTATTATTACCACTTGTTGATGATTGAACAATTACATTTGGTTGTGTATCGTCTAGCGTAGAGACTGTATTATTTTTAGGTGGAGGTGTGATTATAACATCTTTCTTTTCATCGACTGGTGTTATTTTTGTATTTGATTTTTGCTCACCAGTTATCATAGATTCATACTTTTCTCTTATTTCTCCTTTTGCTTCACCAATCGCACCTGAATCTTGTAGTTTTTTAGTTCCAGATCTACCACCACCTGACTCTTTTCTTAACTTACTCTCCGCTGCTTCCATGTCCTCTCTCATATTATCTCTTATTGTAATAACTTTATCTCTTTCAGTAATATAATTTGCAACGATTTCTTTCTGTTCTGGTGATCCTGCTTTTTCTACAGTTTTTTGACCTCTTCCCCTACTATTTGATTTCCCCACATAAAACTTTTCATTTTTGCCCGTACCTTTAATCGTTATACCAGCATCTACCAGTGGTCCTTTCATTTCCTCAAATTTATCATAAAATGCTTGACCACCAGCAGCTTTTACTTTACCAGCATCAACCGCAGATTTCATGGCAAACAGGGTGCCAATACCTGCTGCAATACCCAATGCGATCAATCCTGCAGGTGAGGCTAAGAAACCTAAAATTGCACCACCTATCGTTACAACAGCACTTGCCACACCACTTATAATACCAGGCAAAGCTAACAACCCACCATTTAATGCAAGAAAAATACCACCAACAATCGCAACTGATTTGATGATAGTATTTCTCATTTTTTTGAATGTTTCAGTATCACCAGATAAATGTGCCTGAATCATTTTTAATGCTTTATCACTCAAAAATCCTACAAATAATAATTGAAATACATCAACTAATTTTTGGAGCATACCTTTTGCTTGATTACCAATAGCTTCAACAGGTCTCATTAAAGCATTGCTCATGGATTTTTTGACTCCCTCTAATAATCCCTCCTTTTTCTTTTTTTTATCTGTTTCTAATTCTCTTTCTTCATCCCTTTCTTTTTCAATACTTTCTTTTTTTTCCTTTTCGGCATCATCAACTAAAAAATTAGATAATTTATCAATGCTTGATTTAACAAAACCATTTAATGACGCAATCTTTTTAGTGTTACTTTCTACCTGTTTAAGTAAATCGTTTAATATCTTATTTTGTGGTATAAATTTTTTTGAATCTAATTTAGGTCCTGTGCCTGGTAATCTTTTTCCTGTAACAGGACTTATATACGTTGGGTTTCTTGCATCTATATCTGCTTGTACTTCTGCAAGTGTTTGAAACTTTCTTGGTCTTCCCCTTCTTGGTGTAGTTGTTATTTTTGGATCTTTTCTACCAAAAACACTACTTGTTTTAATTTTTCTTTTTCTGAATATTGCAACTCTTTCATTTTTTGACAAATATTTCCCTGTAACAGGATCAGTACCTGTATCCGCAGCATCCAAATTTGGATTACTTAGCATATTTGACGGAATTTTAGAGATGTTAGATGCCACTTTGTTGTCTGTTTTTTAAATTTTCTTCTTCAATATATTGTTCCAAGAGAGCAACATATACGTCTTTTTCCCACGGAATCATATTTTCAATCTCTGTTAAAGAGTATTTATGGTGCTGCATCAACGCAAAATTTATCTTAAAGTATGACTCTAAACTTGTGTGAGCCATACCTATTCGAAAAAAGATGATAACCCTTCTAAAACAATTTCATTTTCAACCTTAGTATTAGGATTAGTAACTTTTACTGTATGTGACAGTTTTGGCATTGTTTCAAAAAATTTTTCGATCTGTTTAAATTGTTTTGAACTTAACTGATCTAAAAATTCACTTAATTCTTTTTTCGTGCAATCAGATGAATTCCAAGATTCTTCTTCATTAAAAACTTGATCAACACAAGCAATAATCATATCAAATGACTCAGATACACCCACATTACCATCAAGACTAAAATTATTTGATACAAATTCAGACAGTGAGGGATATTTCATCCTCATCGTCAAATTTTCATCTAATTTTATATCTTTTGTATGTTCTGGGTTTATATCCACTTTGATTTCATCAAGTGGTATCATCACAGGAACTTGAGTGGTATCATCGTCAGGACAAGTTAAAATCACCTCAACATTCTCTCCGACTGATTTACCTCGTATGTTTAAGAACAAATATTCAATATCAAAGGTCGATAATTTATCAACTTTTGTACCTCTCGTCAATATACAATTATTAATAACTGTCTTAATTGCATTAGTTATTTGTTTCTGATCTTCTGATTCCATCGCAATGATGAGAATCTTTTCTTCTTTGACTAAAAACGGTCTGTATTTTATTTTTCGATTCGAAGAAGGAAGAACCAACTCATATGTCGGCGTTGCGATTCTTGGTAAAGGCATAATGTTTTTTACACTTCAGTATTTTTATTTATACTGTTTTTTTGAAATCCTGACAGACCAAAAAATTACCCGAATTTTTTTTGCCCGATTTTTGGAATTAAAAGTTGAATTTGGTATATCTAAATAAAATTCTCGAAGACATTACGTGTATATGATAGACTCGTCTGTTCACCTGCAATGTACCTCTCATAATTAAATGTTACGTTCATTTTTAGCACATCTGATCCACCATACTGAACTGGTGTTGACGAAAAATTAATAGGGAACAAACCAAAGAATGTATATTCCACCTCTGAACGATAATCAATATTAAATTTAACAATCTTTGTCTTATCACATTTGTAACCTGATGTTCCTCTGGGATATCTCATTCTATAAAAATATCCTTCATTTGTTTTATTGAATGATGAGTTTTGATTTTTTTCAGATCCACTTGTAATATACTCCATCCAGTGTTCAATAAATTTAATCATTTTATAATCTTTATCAACGTAAAATTCTAGTCCCAACTCTGTGAATATCCTTGAATGAGCAAATTTCTCTTGTACTCCAGTAAAATTGCCAAATATATCACTTGTTCCTAACGAACTACCTGGTATTGATGCTGAAGAACATAGTAATCCTGCATTCTCTGTAATAAATCTTGAATTTACTCCTTTCTTACCCAAAAAAGAAAAAAGATCAGAAGATAATCCATCAAAAAACACCTGATAATGAGATGTCTGTGCTACATTTGTCAGTATTGGTTTTAAATCAGCTATTTTTCTTGGTCGAACCATCTAAATACTTTATATTTTATCTTACTTCTATTTAGATGTCATATAAGGGTAAGTATAAACCATCTAACCCTAAAAAATATAAAGGTGATCCGACAAACATCATTTATCGATCACTATGGGAAAGAAAATTCATGGTTTATTGTGATAATCATTCGAAAATACTTCAATGGGGTAGTGAAGAGATAGCACTGCCATATCGATCACCAATCGACAATAAAATACATCGATACTTTCCTGATTTCTTTATCAAAGTCAGAGAAAAAAATGGTAAAGTAAAAAGATATATTATTGAAATCAAACCTAAAAAACAAACTATAGAACCTGTTGTAAAAAAAAGAAAAACAAAGGGTTACATTTATGAAGTGTATGAATACGCACGTAATCAGGCAAAATGGAAAGCAGCAGAGGAGTTTTGTAAAGATCGATTATGGGAGTTCAAAATTTTAACGGAGGAAGAATTAGGAATTAAGAAATGAATAGTTATCCAACCGATGATAATAGTAATCGAGTTCGTGGAGTGGTAGACAGTCTTATCGGAACTGAGGAGGCTGATGACATAATGATTGAATTAATGGACAGTTTAAACACGAGTGCCACTTCATCACCTAGTGTTGGAAAATATTATGTATTTGTATACAGTGCTAAAACTCCTAATATACAATATGATTCCAACCCACTCGTGGCAGTCACAGATGTATTTGAATGGGGTTTCCGTGGTATTAATTTTCACGTCGGTCAATATCGAAATTACACCTACAATGAACTTGTTGGACAATTATACGAAGTGAATCCTGACGAACTATCAGATGTAAGAGAATTGCCTTTTGGCAATATGACGCTAAATAACTAAAAAACAATAATGTCTGCTAAATTTGGTACTTTAAGGTACCCAAATGCACAATTAGAAAGAGATAGTGACTTCTTAGAAATAAAAGTAGTTCAATATGAACCGCCTGGTTTTGATACTAGTGGTAGTCAAGGAGTTCGACTAAGGAGTAGTTCAGATTCACTTAAGAAAAATATCGAAA